GTATTGTTTGCTTTGGCTTGTTGATAAGCACCGTCTTTTAAAGATGTAACATTGAGGGATAATACGGGGTTTTTGGTTTTAGTAACCATGTTTACTTCTCCTTATAAAATAAGTAATACGTTTATAAAATACTGAACAATGCTGTCTCAGTAATTACTCTTTTACATGATATGGCTCGATATGTAAAGTTCCACGTTATAGTGGAAGCCTAAATAACGCTGTTGACCACACACGCACGCTACGCACTCGACGACAAGTAACTGGTATCAAACCGGCTTGCGCCGGTTTGATGTTAAATCGGACCATCACCTATTTCTAAAAACTTTTCAGGGAATGCGTTGACTAACTTAGTCGCATTATGTAAGTCGGCTTGAAAGAATAGTTTGCCTAGTTGACTATCAAATCCGCCACCTTTTTGAACTAAGCGATGCGCGTTACTATGCGCAATCCAATATTGATCTTGTTTAATAGTGTTCATGATTACTTCTCCTTAAGTTGATGGGGGACAATGTCCCCCTGTTGTTTAATAACCAAAATACGTTGTTTCTTTTAAATCACAAATTATATTTAATAGTCTTACATTATGAGTATGCCAAAGCTCAACTATATCAATATGAAAATTCAATGCCTTCTGACTATTTGTTCCAAAATTTTTATTTCTACTAAACATAAATTTATTGTTCCTGTCGTATACAGAATAGTTGACTTGATAGTTTATGTAGGTATGAAATAGTTTTAACTGTTTCATTTTTATCATGATTACTCCTCCTCGTTAATTGATAATAGATATAAAAGTGCAATGAATGCTGCGAATGCTACGAATGGAAATAGATAGTCCATATACTTCTCCTAGTTGATGGGGGACAATGTCCCCCTGTTGATTAACGCTTGTATTTAATAGCGACTGTCTTACCAAACACGTCAGTCACCTTGATGAATACGTCTTCATTAGGATACTTATAGAGCCATGATATTGCTTTGCTCTTAGACCATGATGTGTGAGTAGATTGTTTGTTACCCCATAATACTGATACTGTAAACATATACTTCTCCTATATAAAGGTTGATTAAGGTATGGATTTGTTGTCCATGATTAACTTATACCCTAACCTACCCCATATGTAAAGTTTCAGCACGCTTATCACGACCCCCACCCCCCCAAATCTATGAATGGTTCCATCTCTCGCCCCACACCCCAAGATATAGACAAATAACCTCACATTTTCCCAAAACACTTAGCGTTTCTCCCTCAAACACACAACCGTCACACTTTACATATCATATCCTTATAAATCAACAACTTAACCTAAAAGTTACCTCAAAATCGGCATTAAGTACGGTATTTGAATCATGTATAAATTACCCCCTATTTAATCCAAAAACAGTGACAAATTGAAAAAACGAACTATCATAACTTATTGATTCCAAACAATAAAAAACGCCAAACACACGACCTAAATTGATAGGTTTTATAACTTTACATATTATTTTTGACCCCACCCCCTGACTTTTTTAACCTGGTAGATATGTGTTTGAAATATAGAAAAGACCCCCTTAGGAGTCCCACAATTCTAAAAATGGGGGTATACTATATATGATTTTCCCGTGAGATGTGCTTAGGGGGTTAATGCTACCCCCTCTTTTTTGTATAAAAAATCTTTACACTAAATTTAAATTAGTTGTACACTCTTGCTATGGACGCGTATATCCCAGAAATTGAGTCTAATATCACACTGCCAAAGAGTGCGCAGGAAGCTTTTCCGTCTCTAACACCCCAAGAAGAACTCAATATGCGTGCCAATGTGGTTGCTTTAATGGCAGATCTTACTGGTCAACCTATACTTCCTAGTAAAAATGATGTCCAAGATGCTAAAGAATTAGCTGTAAAGATGGCTGAAGACCCAAAATTCCGCCCAGAATTCAATAAATACCCCAATGAAACCCTTGCAATGCTGGCTGGTATGGTTGCACAGATGAATGTACAGATAGTTGATGAATTATCTGAGCTAAAAACATATGTAGTTAATCAGTTAGTCCATTCAGTTGAGGCAGCTAAAGATGTTAAGACTAAAGTATCAGCTTTGAGAGTATTAGGCGAAGTAGATGGAGTTGATGCTTTTAAGAAACGCAGTGAAGTGACAGTAAAAATACAAACTATGGAAGAAGTTGAAGCTGAATTAATGGAATTATTAGATCAAGTAGAAGACAAATACATAGATGTAGAAGCAAAAGAGATCATAGACGAGGTTGAAAGTAAAAATGAGTGAGCTAAAACTCACCCAGGAGCAGCTATTTAAACTACGTTTAGTGGTAAAAAACCCTAAAACTCCGCCTGAAATTAAGCGAAAAGCGAAGGATTTACTGGAGAAATATGATGAGTTTCTCACACAAGAACGAGGAAAAGTATCCTTTTTGGACTTTGTTAAACACGTATACCCAGGCTACAAGGTCGGGCCACATCATCTCAAACTGGCTCAAATTTTTGAAGATATTGCTAACGGTAAGAAAAAACGTGTCATTGTTAATATTGCTCCACGACACGGTAAGTCTGAGCTCATTTCATACTTGGCACCCGCATGGTTCCTTGGAAAGTACCCCCAGAAAAAGATTATTATGGCATCTCACACAGCGGATTTGGCTGTTAACTTTGGTCGCCGTGTTAGGAACCTCGTTGGCTCAGATCCGTATAAAAACATTTTTCCGCAGGTAGAATTGCAAGCTGACAGTAAGTCGGCATCACGATGGGGGACTAACTTTCTTGGTGAATATTTTGCTATTGGTGTTGGTGGTGCTCTGGCTGGACGTGGAGCTGATCTATTTATTATTGATGATCCGCATTCAGAACAAGAAGCTAAGACCGGAAGACCCGAGGTGTTTTTACCCGCCTGGGAGTGGTTTCAGTCTGGTCCTTTGCAACGTCTTATGCCTGGTGGTGCTATTATTATCGTTATGACTAGATGGTCAAAACTTGATCTGACTGGGCAGATTCTTAAACAGATGGATGATATTGATGATGCTGAACCGTGGGAAGTAATTCAGTTTCCAGCTATTAAAGATGACGGTGAAAGTTTATGGCCTGAGTTTTGGCCGGTTGAGGAGTTACTGGCTAAGAAAGCCGTACTTGACATTAGATACTGGAATGCTCAATACATGCAGAATCCTGTGTCAGAAGAAGGTGCTCTGATCAAACGGGAATGGTGGAATATATGGGAGGAAGATGACCCGCCACAATGTGAGTATATTATTATGTCGCTCGATGCGGCGCAGGAATCAAACAATCGTTCGGACTACAATGCGCTTACGACGTGGGGAGTTTTCTTCAATGAAGAAGTTGGGAATTACAACATCATACTACTCAATGCGATTAAAAGACGCATGGAGTTTCCGGAACTCAAGAAGCTTTGTATTGAAGAATATAAGACATGGCAGCCAGATTCGTTCATGGTTGAAAAGAAGTCCAATGGAGCGGCACTATATCAAGAGTTTAGGCGTATGGGTATTCCGGCGCAAGAGTTTACACCTGGCAAAGGTCAAGACAAAATCGCTCGAGTTAATGCTATCTCTGATCTGTTCTCGGGAGGAATCGTCTGGGCACCTGCGCACAGGTGGGCTAAAGATGTAATTGAAGAATGTAACGACTTTCCAAGCGGTTTAAATGATGACTTAGTAGACTCAACTACCCTTGCTCTGTTAAGATTTAGGCAGGGTGGATTTATACGTCTACCAAATGATGAACCAGAAGATAATTTGCTTTACAAATACCGCAAAAAAGTGGCTTACTATTAAGGATAGATTATGGCAATAGATAAGGCGTTATATCAGGCCCCACAGGGAATAGATCAACTAGCAGATGATACTGGCGACCACGCCTTAGAAATTCATATTGAAGATCCAGAAGCAGTAGAGATTGGCATGGACGGTGAGCCGCTGATCAGAATGGAGAAAGATGACGAGCCAGATGACTTTGATCAGAACTTGGCTGAAGTGTTAGATGAACAGGTATTACAGTCATTAGCCAGTGAATTAACAGCGGATTTTGATAGCGATATCTCCGCTAGAAAAGACTGGATACAAACTTATGTGGATGGCTTAGAACTTCTAGGCCTAAAAATTGAAGAGAGAGCCGAACCGTGGGAAGGGGCTTGTGGGGTTTACCATCCACTCCTAGCAGAAGCTGTAGTCAGATTCCAAGCAGAAACAATGATGGAAACATTCCCTGCAGCTGGCCCAGTTAAGACACAGATTATTGGCAAAGAAACCCCTGAGAAGAAAGCTGCTGCTCAGCGAGTACAAGATGATATGAACTACCAGATCACGGATGTGATGAAAGAGTTTAGACCTGAGCATGAAAGAATGTTATGGGGACTTGGACTTGCCGGTAATGCGTTTAAGAAAGTATATTTTGATCCGTCTTTACAAAGACAAGTATCTATATATGTACCAGCAGAAGATGTCGTAGTTCCATACGGGGCATCAAGTCTTGAGTCTGCAGAGCGTGTGACACACGTCATGCGTAAGACAGAAAATGATGTACTAAAACTCCAGCATGAAGGCTTTTATAAACAGGTTGATCTTGGTGAACCTGTACAAGTCATGGATGAGATTGAGAAGAAGATTGCTGAGAAGTTAGGGTTTAGAGCTACAACAGACGACAGATTTAAGTTATTAGAGATGCATGTTGAGCTTGATCTTCCTGGGTTTGAACATGAAGATGATGAGGGTGAACACACAGGTATAGGTCTACCATACGTGGTTACTATAGAGAAAGGTACTAATACTATATTAGCTATTAGACGCAACTGGAGACCAGAAGATGAAACACATCGCAAAAGAGATCACTTTGTACATTACCCATATATTCCAGGATTTGGCTTCTATGCTTTTGGTCTTATTCATCTTATTGGTGCTTTTGCCAAGTCTGGCACTTCCCTTATTCGTCAACTGGTCGACGCTGGCACATTATCTAACTTGCCCGGTGGTTTCAAGACACGTGGTATGCGAATCAAAGGAGATGATACACCGATAGCCCCAGGAGAATGGCGAGATGCAGACGTAACAAGTGGGTCTTTACGAGACAATATGTTACCGATGCCTTACAAAGAACCAAGTACAGTTTTATATCAGTTATTTCAAACTATCATAGATGAAGCTAGAAAGTTTGCTGGATCTACTGAGTTACAAGCATCCGACATGAGCGCTAATGCTCCTGTTGGAACAACATTAGCTATCTTAGAAAGAACTCTAAAAACAATGAGTGCTATACAGTCACGTATACACTATGCAATGAAGCAAGAGTTCCAACTTCTTAAAGATATTATTAGAGATTACACTCCAGAAGAATATGAGTACGAGCCTGAAGAAGGTGATCGTATGGCTAAAAAGTCAGACTACGATATGGTCTACGTTCTTCCTGTTTCCGATCCCAACGCAGCAACTATGGCGCAAAAGGTTGTACAGTATCAAGCAGCTCTACAACTCGCTCAGACCGCACCGCAGCTCTATGATCTACCTGTACTCCATCGTCAGATGTTGGATGTGTTGGGAATCAAAAACTATCAGAAATTGGTACCGTTACCAGAGGATATGAAGCCTCGTGACCCAATAACTGAAAATCAAAACTTACTATCTGGTAAACCTGTAAAAGCCTTCCTCTATCAAGATCATCAGGCTCATATAACATCTCATCAATCTATGATGCAAGATCCACATATAGGTATGTTGTTGCAGTCAAATCCACAACTAGCTCAGCAAATTCAAGCGGCTGTTGCTGCCCACGTGTTTGAGCATTTAGGTATGGAGTACCGCAAACAGATAGAAGATAAGATGGGTGTTGCTTTACCACCTCCTCCAGAAAATGAGGATGAAGAAGAGAAAGGCATGTCTCCAGAAATGGAGGTTCAGATCTCCAGAATGGCGGCTCAAGCAGCTCAACAAGTCTTACAAGAATCTCAGCAATCAGCTAAACAACAGCAGGCTCAGCAGCAAGCACAAGATCCGATCATCCAGCTTCAGCAACAAGAAGTTCAGATTAAGATGCAAGAGCAACAAAGAAAAGCTCAGAAAGATCAGCAAGACTTCCAGATTAAACAGTTGCAACTTCAGATTGAACAGCAAAGAATTGCGGCTCAACAAGAAACTGAAGGAGCTAAGATGGCTATCCAAGCTCAGCTTGCTAAGAGTAAAGAACGTACCCAACAGGAAACTGATGGTGCAAGACTAGCTATTGATATAGGTAAAACTCGTGAACAACATGCTCATCAGAAAGAAGTAACAAGAATGCAGACGGATGTACAAAGAGAATTAGCAGCAAAGCAGTCGGAAGCACAAACTAAACAACCCAAAAAGGAAAGTAAATAATGGATGCTGATACAGCATTAAATCATCTAGCACGTCAGTTAGATGAAAAGGTTTTACAACTTCAAGAGGCATTAGCAGACGGACGGATTGATACTTTTGAAGAGTATAGAAGAGTATGCGGGGAAGTTAAAGGTCTACTTACCGCACGTAATTATGCGTTAGACCTTAAACAAAAATTGGAGATCTCAGATGAGTAATCTTACGGATGTAGACTTAAGTAGAGCAATAGACTTAGGGGCAATAATGCAGCAAGCCGAAGAAAAGGCTAGACAACTTCCAGAACCGAAAGGATATCGCATTCTGTGCGCGATCCCAGAAACTGAAGAAGCTTTCGATAATGGTATTCTTAAATCAGACATAACAAGACGACACGATGAGTTACTAACTACAGTGTTATTTGTTGTTAAGATGGGGCCTGATTGTTATAAAGACCCTGAGCGTTTTCCATCTGGAGCGTATTGTAAAGAAGGGGATTTTGTTTTGACAAGACCCAACGCTGGCACACGTCTAGTTATACATGGAAAAGAATTCCGCATTATTAATGATGATTCTGTTGAGGCAGTAGTACAAGACCCTCGCGGTATCACACGTAAGTTTGTTTAGGAGGTTATATGGCAGAAGCTTACAAATTCCCCGATGAAGTAGAAAACGAAGCTACAGAGGACAAACTAGACATATCTTTAGAAGAAGGCGATGATGTTGAAGTTGAGATTGTCGACGATACACCTAAAGATGACCGTCATAGAAAGCCTTTGGAAGCAGAAGTAAAAGATCAACTTGAGTCTTTAGACGAGTCCGAAGATTATTCTAAAAATGTAAAAGAGAAGTTTTCTCAATACAAGAAGGCTTGGCATGAAGAAAGAAGAGCAAAAGAGGCTGCTTTACGTGAACAACAAGAGGCTTTAAGAGCTGCTCAGGCTATTTTAGACGAAAATAAACGTCTACAAAAT